ATTGAAAGCATGGCTAGACAAATTATTGCTTAGCCATAAAGCTGTCTAAACAGCGGATATTCACGATGGTGCTGAGAAACATTTACCAGCTCGCGCGTGATTCCACCTTGATAGCTACTTGCGACTAAGAGCCGTTTGATTTGCTTGTGTTCATACTGGTTCAAAATAGGACCATTGTCGGTGTCGCTGATATGAACGTGAGCAATGAAACGGAAGTAATGCTTAATAATCTTTGTCGGGCTATCGCCTTGAAGCCAAGCATTATTTGTATCAAGCATTGTCTTCACATTGCGCAAGTTATAGAAGTCAATGTGATTGATAATCTCCTCAACCGTATGAAAATACTTTCCGCCAAATGCTTTTGCAATGGGCTCAATGCAAAGGATGGCATCATTCGCCTCAAGGATTGAATCCATGCGCTTTAAGACTTCCATCAAGCTTGACGGACTCCCCCTGCGCAAGGCAGGACTGCCAAGGACGAAGCGCTTAATGCCCATCAAGGAGCCAAGCTTCACCACTCGCAGCAAATGCTCTTGCGTGGCAGCAGTGTCCTCAAAGCTTTGAACGGCGCTGTCGTAGAACAGCGCCTGAGCTGAATAGACCCAAAGTCCATAATGCTCCCTATAGCGCTTTGCAATGTCGCCAAAGTCTTCATTTTTCGCAAAGATGCGAGACGGCACCAGCTCAATGAAATTAAAAGCACCAGCATTGGCACTTAAGATTTCATGCTCTTCTTCATCTTTCCAGCCAATCGCACTAATTCCAAGCATTAATAAATGCCTCCATCTTTTTCAGCGTGTTTTTTTTACTGGAAAAATAAGGCCCATAGTTATATTCAATGCGCGGCCCACAATCGACGACTGTCTTCGCCCATGGAAACCATCGGTCAATAATCTCTAAAGTTTCAATGGGTTCAGAGAACCATTGATGCTCTCCGCCTTTTTGACAGGCTTCAGTGTGAAGCCATAAGTCCTTCAAGTCGTACCATTGATAGCAAGAATTAGCGTTAATCTTTTCAATGTTGTTGCCATTGAGAAGATCAAACAGAATGTTTTTCTTAATGCGCTTATGAAACAATGCAGGAAGGCGAATGATGGTAATTACCGCTTCCGGGAATGTGGCCTTAACTAGCAGCTCAAAAATATATCGCGTGGACCCATAATTAATGCCATGAATTTCTGGAAAGTTTTCCACATATTTATAAGTTTGACTATAGATGTCAATGGTGGAATAAAGGATGATTTCCTTCGGCTTCCATAGCCTCATCTTTGTCAAAACGTGATACATATTGTCGAAATCGGCCATTGGTGCTTGATTCGCCTTCCACTTTTCCGCCGGCAAACAAGCCAAATAAAGCCTGTCAATATCCTGTTTAAGCGATGGTGCTAAATGAATGTTTTCGGAATTAAAAAGGTAGCCAAAGTCGTGATGCTCGCGCAACACTCTGCCAATCAGGCCAGTGCTTCCAACTAAAACATCCATGCTCACACTGCCACGACTGGCGCTTGTTGACGCATGTATTTTACGCTGCATTTGCAATTGGACATACAAGCACACCGCTGGCCTGGCATGGGCAGACTTCCAATGGGAACAGCTCCTCGCCCTGCATAGCGCAAGCAGTCGTCACAATGCTTTGCCTGCGGATCCAGGATGCGTCGCATCAAGCTATACCCTTGCTTCTCCTGCCGAATTGTGGTGCCTTCCCAGTAAGAACCTCGCACAGCTTGAGCGTACATGCCGATGCGAGCAAGAGCCATGGGAGTAGAAATGCTCCCAGCCAGAAGATCGCGAGCAAAACCCTCCAGATAACGATATTCCGCACGAAGGCGTTGACCGACGCGGCCCCAGTCTGAAGCTTGCATCGTATCCCGTCCACCATTGCCAATGATCGCTGCTTGTACATGCGCAAGCTTAAGTGCTTCTCTTACGCTTTCTTGCCATTGAACCAACGTAATGTCGCCGCTACCAAGCATGTTTGTAAGACGACGTAGCAAAGTGCCAAGCTTGTTAATTCGACCATCAACCAAAGCTTCCACGGCAGACTGACTGAGGAACCGTCCATTGCTTCCGCGATAACGGCCACTAACGGGATCGTAGCGCCATGAGGATTGGTCAAGACGCTGTTCAAGAGCGGCAGCGAACGTTGATAAATCATTCAGGCCTTGCATCTTCAGCCTCCAGAATATCCTTGAAACGCTCAGGCGCTTCCTCCTTCCATTGGTTCAATGCAGCGTCAATATCCTCGGCGCTAATCAATGCGGCTTCGTCAAGGTCGGAAAGAATCAAGCCTTCGACTTTCATAGGCTCCATTGCATCAACTTTGCTGCTCACATTCTTGGCTGGGCCTTTACGTTCGGGATCGGGATCCGCCTTGCGCTTGCGAGCAACAATTGTTTGACGCTCTTCTTTGCTCATGGCTTGCGCCTTGGCTTGAGGCAAGCACTTAGGCTTGCCTTCTTTTTCCTCACGGGCGCCGCACGGACCAAGGATTTCGCCATTGGCGCCAATCCTCACCCACTTTTCCTTGAACCATTTATCAAGATCGTCAGCATGAAGCTCTTGCTCGTCGCTCTTGAATGCTCCGCTCAGTGAACCGTGCTTCTTCTTGTACATTTGCTTGTACTGTTGCACCACGTAGCCACTGGCGTAAGCAGAAGGCCATACTTTGAATTTGGACTTAGCAGCGCTTACTGCCCGAGAATGTAGCTCTTTGTCAGTGAATGTCACGTCACCACGGACTTTCTCTAGATCACGAGGCAGAAATAAGCCAGCAGCGTCTTGCACTTCACGGCTTCCGTCCATGGGAAGCGTGCCGTTCTCCTCGTTCATAGGATCACGACCACCAGGAGGCACTGCCATTTTCCCGTCACCCCCTTTCTGAGTGGAACCACCCCCAGCTTGAGTGGAAGACTGGGGAAGTTCCCGCACTACGGACGGATCCAAGGTGAGTTCCATGCTCCACTCAGAACCGCCGTAACGAGCATCTGCCACTTCCTTGGGACTCAGCACGCCAAGCTGGATGTAACGACCGTCTACGGCCGCCACACGCGCCCGTACGTCGGCCATTTCACGCTCATTAAGCTCGAACAATGGATTGAAAGAAATGCGCCATGATTCAGGGAGTTCTCCTTTCGTGGGGCCTTCCTTGCTAAGCATGATCATTTCCATCAGTTTCTTGATGGGCCGTTTGAAATGAACGCTTTGATAATCAGCAAGCGTTTTGGCGAAATCACGCTCTTCACTGCGACCAGTGGAGCCAAGCCCGCTCGGACTTTCGCCAAACAACACTGTATGGGGAATCTTGCTGGCGCCAATAATATCAACGCGCAGCTTTTCTAAGATTTCTCCAATGCCGCCAAAGTTGCGACTAATAAATTCAAGCTCTTCTTTCTCCGCATCAATCGCGTAGCCGCGATAGATGCTCTTGCTCATATCGTTCACTTGCAAGCGATCACGAATGGAGCTTTCCTTGCCAGCAGCAAGCATTGCCGCAAGGCCCCTCACTTTATGAACAAAGATGTCAAACTCCGTGAGGAGCGTTGCTGCTGAATTCAAGCCCGTCCAATAATGACGGAAGCTGTCATAAACAGTTTGCAAACTGCTCATGCCCCATCCATAGTTCCTTTGCCTAATGCGATATGGCAGCCAATCGCCATCAAAACGAAGAATGCGGTCTTTGTGAATATAAGAAAGCTGCGGCTGGTTAATTAAATCTCCAGAGATGATCTGATAATAAGTGGCTTTTGAATAGTCGTATAAGTTTTCTTCGTTAATAACGGGCGCAATTTGCCATCGGTCCAAGCACTCAATGTCCTCGATGCGACGGATATTCCGTTTATCGACAGGCATGTAAGCGGGACGCCCATCGTCAATAAAAAGAAGTAGACAAGCACCCCCATAAAGGCGGGCGTTCTTTGCTGCGAGGTTGAGATGCTCGAGGATGTAGAGGTCTTCAATTACTTGCTCAATTCCTTGCACTTCTTCGGCCCTAACGCCATCGCCACCAAACAATACTTTGAAGCCTTTTCGAGTGGCCTGGTCAGCATAAATATCAACAATGCGACGAGGAAGCCATTCACCATAAAGATTTTCTAGTTCTTCTTGCGCCAGAAATACTGTGGCTGTAGTTTTAGTATATTGCGCCTTGTCACGACCAGTGCCCATGCCAATGAGCACGTTCTGGAGGCCATCAGCCCTCACTCCGCCACTACCAACGTGACCAAGATCAATTGCGTCGCTTTCCATAAGCTTTATTTATGGCCATGATGTGTTGCTTTTATTCTAGAACCCGGCTACATTGTCACGTAGCTTATGCACACTATGGCTAGCTTTGGCATTGTTTTCCATTTCAGCGAGGAAGACAAGGAGCTTGTGCGGACGGAAGCCATGCGCAGGCAGCGCTTCAATGAGAGAAAAGGCCTGAAAGGGCGCAATGGAGGCCCGAAAGATGGAGAGAAAGCTCTTTTCGCTCACAAGATTGGCGCTGCGGGCGAACTGGCAGTGGCAGATTATCTCCATCTACGGGAGTTTCTCTATCAAGAAACAGAAGCCATTCGCGGATCTTTTGATCTACCTCCCAACATCGACGTGAAAACACGCTCTCGTCATGACTATGATCTCATCTGCCAACTAGACGAGAAGCCCGGAAAAACTTTAGTGCTGGTTACAATTCAAAACAAAATCACTCTTCTCCATGGTTGGATAAAGAGTGAAGATGCCATGAAGGAACAATGGAAGAAAGATCCTGCTTATGGAAGACCAGCTTATTTTGTTCCGCAATCTGCCCTATCATCCATGAACGCATTGTTGACAATATGACAACGGATCCCAATCGTTTCTATGTATACGCATTCCTGCGTGACAGTGACTCCGCGCGGGGTAAACGCATGAGTCCTTATTACATTGGAAAAGGCTGCGGGAATCGAGCATGGTCGAATCTAGGGCGCAAAGCAAAGAAGCCCACTGATACTTCTCGCATTGTTCTTCTTCGGCAAAATCTCGACGAACAAACTGCCTATGAATGGGAAGTTTTTTACATTGCTCACTATGGGCGAATTGATAAAGGCACTGGCATCTTGTGGAACATGACAGATGGCGGCGATGGAGTGAGGGGATCTATCGCGCCCAGCAAGCGCTTCACGGGCGGACGGCATTCAGAAGAAACTCGCCGCATGTATTCTGAAACCAGACGCGGACCCGATAACTCCCATTACGGGAAAAAACATTCAACGAGAGCCAAGGGAATCATGCGAGCGCGACACGCCAAGTATCTGTATCAATTGATTGACAAAAACGGGGATGTCTACATGACAGAGAGCCTTCGTGATTTTTGTGGGCAATACAAGCTTTGCCGCCGATCCCTGTCTCGACTGCTCAAGGGCGAGCGCGATAGTTATCAAGGATGGAAGATTAGCATTGCCGAGTGCCTTGGTTAATCATGCTTAAATGCTCAGACTTTGCACGTCACGCGCTAAAGCTTTCTCTCTACCCAAAACAGGCAGAACTTCTTGATAATTTTTTCCGTCCCGGAATATCCACAGCAGTTTGGGCGCTAGGAAGACGCAGTGGTAAAACACTAATGGCGGCAGTCGCCTGCGTTTACATGTGCTTTGTGCTTGAAGAGGATTACAGGCGAAAAGTGAGGAAAGGCGAAAAATGGTACATTGTTGCAGTGGCTAACTCGCAAGATCAGGCCCGTATCGCATTGAACAATATTCGTCAATTAATTCTTGATAGCCCATTCGCCCAAGAAATTGTTCGCGAAACTGCAGACATTATTGAAATCAGCAATGGATGTGTGTTCAAGGCGGTCCCTACATCTGGTCGTGCAGCTCGTGGCTTGGCCTGTGCCGGCGCCGTGTTTGACGAACTCGCCTTCGCCACTGAAGGAGATGCAAATAGTGGCGGAAGGGGCATTTATGACGCGCTTTCTCCCGCCATTGCTCAGTTTGGAGGAAAGGGACGCATTCTTGAGCTCTCTTCTCCTTGGTTGGATGGAGGTATTTTTTATCAACACTTTCAAGAGGCAAGTTCAGGAAGATTTCCATTCATGATCGCAGAGAATCATCCAACTTGGGTGATGAATCCTAATATTTCTCAGGACTTTCTTGATGCTGAAAGAGCGCGGGATCCTGAAAAATTTAAGGTGGAATATGCAGCTCAATTTACTACCAATCTCTCCGCTCTTGTTGCAAGCGATGTTATTGACGCCTGTATCGACGACATGCGTGCTGCTCTACCACCACGCCCTGAATTCCAAGGGGCCTATGTACTTGCCCTGGACCCCGCCCGTGGTGGCGTTGGCCGTGACGACTACACTGCTTGTATTGTTCATTATGAGAACGGCACGTTAGTTGTTGATAAATTCCATTCGTTCATGGCTGATTTCGAGATCAATGGAAGGATGGAGGTGAATATCAATGCAGTGGAAGATTGGATTAAGGAACAGCATCGCCTATATGTGTTTGACACTATCGTGATGGACCAGTTCAATAGCGCTGGCACCATTCAAAGCTTGTCTAGTGATTTGCCTATCACAGAACTTACGTGGACAGTTAGCTCCAAGATGAAAGCATTTAGCAAGATGCGTGAATTGTTCAATGCAGGACAAATCAACGTCTATCGCCACGAGAAAGCAATTATGCAGCTAAAGAATCTCACAGTGGTTTACAAACCAAGTGGACAATGGAGCGTTACTGGCGGCAAGGCATCAGGAATTGACGACTTAGCGTTTGCAATGGCAGGAGCAATTCTTGCTGCCAGCAAGGACGATGACATTGGTTGGATTGACAGTCTCATCTCCTAGTATGATTTTCAAGCAATAGTTCTCCTATGGAATGAAGAACAACGAATTAACTATGCAGGAGGCGCATTTCCTTATCTCCCTGCTTGAATGCGGAAGCTCTAATAGGCAAACTGCTTTGCAGCTTCTTGCTGCTGAACATCTCTACATCCCAACGCTCCTGCCAAAGCTTCAAGCCCATGCCAAACGCTTAAAGCAAATCACGCTGCTTGAGCAAATGATGCACGATGGCGAAGAAAGCTTTGATGACTACTGCCGCGCCCACCCTGAAGATCAATCCTGCAGGGAATATGACGTTTAAAGCTGGGTGAGCGTTTCAAAACGTGCTATGCTTTTGGAGCTTTCGCGAAGCACGCTGGCCAGCGTTAGTTCAACAAGGAACAATGGTTTCAGGCGCCATTGTTTCGAAAAGCGATGTTGCACATCGCGGCCCTGTGCAACAGGGCCTTCCAGGGGAAAGAGGGGAACGGGCCAACCCGTTCTGAAATGTCGTACAAGGCGGATTGAAGCCCCGCTCGACGCCCTCTTTGTCCATGAGCCCTCGTAGCAGAACTGGTTTATGCAACGGACTTAAAATCCGTAGAAGAATTTTCTTCATGTGGGTTCAAATCCCACCGAGGGCATTGGGAGCTTAAGCTCCCCTTTTTAATGCCTGCTCGCAACAAGATGGCTGCTTCTCCCAATGGCGCCAAGCATTAGCAACAATGGCAATGTTGGTAATTAAATACGATACAAAGATGAGCGTACGAATGAGCGCCACTTTGTCTGCTTCGTGATCATGCTTACTCGCCTTCTCGCCTAAAGCCTTCGCCCAGATTCTCCATGCGTTCTTCCTGCTCATAAATCCAAGTCTTCAGTTCACTGACATACCGTCTAATGATGGCAGCTTTTTCAAGATGCCACTGGTCCATGGTGAGAAAATATTGAGCATTGTGCCAATCAATGGCTCGCAACGATTGGTAGATAATCGGATTGAGCGGTTCACGCAGGGGCGTGTTGAACGTTCGGCGCTCGGTCATCGGAGGAGAAATAAAGCATCGCCTCGTCCCAATGAATGGGCGCGAAGTTGTGTTGTTCTACACAACAATTAAGATAGCGCTTATCTAAGCTTCCATCGGGAAGTCTTACATTGTGAGAGTGCAGATGACCATGAATATTTCCTTTAAATCGTTGCTCAAACAATTCTGGATGGAGAGGAATGTGGCTCATCATGAATTCGTGATGATAAAAACATCCACGAACATCGTCAAAATACTGCGCATAATCTTGAAGCTTGAAAATATCATGGTTACCACGCACTAATACCTTCCTCCCATTGAGCTGCTCCAAGATCTTTAGTCCGCGACGGGCAATTGCCACGTCGCCCAATACGTAAATGCGATCTTTAGGCTTTACGCGCTTGTTCCATTGCTCCACCATGAATGCATCGCCTTCTGCTGCGTCCCTAAAAGGACGCAGCTTCTTGCCATCAGGCCTTAAAAACGTATAGGCCTTATCGTGGCAAAAATGATTGTCTGACGTGAGCCAGCAGTTGACCATGGTTCAATAGAGAAAAGGCGCTGCTGAGAATCGAACTCAGTATTCCATGCTATCTGCATGACGTGTGCCAACACTTCAGGACCAGATGGCCTAAGCGTGAAGCGATTAACAAGTGCTAATCGCTTCAGAGGCTTAAGCTCTGTCAGCCCGATGCTAACGCAGAGCGGGAACTAGCTCAATATAGCGCAAAGTTCTCGTTTAGCTCTTTAAGCTTCGCTTTTCGTTCTTGGATTGATTCGGGGGTGGAGTTATTCACTAAATACATCGCGGCTGCGAAGAGAGTGTTGATGTCGTCTTTCGCATGTCCGAGCATGATATTGCAATGTCCGCATAAAATTCCTCTCACTTGACCAAATTCGTGGCAATGGTCAACAACAAACTGTCCACTCGCATGATTAGGCTCTGTGCTTCCGCAAATCGCACACTTGCACCCTTGGCTATCAAAGATACTTTCCCATTGCCTTAGTGTGATTCCATAGTTATTACGCAAAGCTTTGTCCTTCGCCTTGCGGGAGCAGTAGTTTTCCTTGTTTCTGGCTGCTACTTCTTCCTTCCTGTCCGAGTAACTCATAGAAGCATCGTTCTTCATGCAAGATTTGCATCGAGCAGTGAGTCCATCTGCCACTCGTTTTTCCTTATAGAACTCGCGAGGCTCTTTCAAAACGCCACACTTAATACACTGTTTCATTCAAAAAATAAAAAGCGGACGCCAGTAAAAATACTAGCATCCGCTTCTTTTAGCTGTGGCCTTGGTTTTTAGCGTCCGTAGGACGGGAGATCATAGTTTGGCGCTTCAAAGAAAGCAATTTGCCGTGCTCGCCGTGTTTCAATCATCCCAGGAGCCTTGCCAGTGAAGAACAGACTTTCAGATGAGCGCATCCAGAAATCTTTATCCAGCCACTTGTTTTCATTAGTGCCCAGCTTTTCAAACAACCATGCAGCAGTGGCGGCACGAAGCTTGTTCAGGCTTGCAGAGTCTTCCTGATTCAGTTCTTTGCTAACCATGCCATGAATGGCCGTATGCACCCTTTCGTCGCGGCTAATATCAGCGCTAACAGTGCGCATGCCCATGTCGCCATTCTGGCGGAAGAAGGGCAATGCAACAAAGAAAATGGAGCGCTCAAGAATGGCAGCTTTATGCACTGGATGAGCAGGATGCTCGTTCCAGACTTTCAAGATGTTCAACACATCACTTTCCGCCTTCTCGTCTACGCCATGCACAGCAGCGATGTAGTTAAGAGCCTGATCATGGCGCTCTTCGTCCTCCATATTGGATTCCAGCGCTTCAACCACGCCATGAGTGGAAGGGAGATCACGCTCTAGACCTTGCTGCAGAAAGTCCTTAACGGGAAGCTCCAGATGACGCAGCGCAAGCGCCTTAAACAGCGTTTCTTCGCTGCCTTCGACTACAGCTCCCTTGCCCACGGGAACGGCCTGCCAAGGGCGTTTTTTAGCAATGGTGTCCAAATAGGGGCTCTTTACTGCAGTAGTCATTTTCGTGATAAAGTCTTCGTGGTGTGTGAGGAGAAAGGGGCCTTTCGGCCCCTTCTTTTTTTTATTCGGCGCAAGCAGCGCAGAATCCAGCCTCTACGGAACAAGACGCAGAATCCTGATCAGCCTCTTCATCGAGACCAAACATGCTCTTAAAGTCATCATCCAACGCAGCATATGCATCATCCTTGCGCTGAGTATCAGGCAGGACTTGCAAGCTGTAATAGAGGCTCGTCTGAGGAGAGTCTAGCCAATCCTTCAGGAATGCTTCGTCATAAATGACCACATCTGACCATGAATTAAATGAATAACCATGGAAAAGGCCTGTGCGTTGATAAAGTTTTACTAAGCCATTAGCAACTTTATAGAAAGCTTCCCAGCCCACTTCAGCAGCAGTTTCTACATCGCCATAGTCAAAGCTTTCCACTCCAAATGTGCCCGAATCACGATCAACAGTGCGAGCAATGGGAGGAGCAATTTCAGGAGCAGTTGTGAAGCCCCTGGTGTCCAGATAGCGATAGGAACACGATGCAGTGGGAGCAATGCAGAAAGCACGTTCCATTTCATGCTCACGAGCAATTTCTGCTGCCTTCTGAATGCCTTGGTCAATATTCCACACGGCTTCACCAACAGGCTTATCGTGCCAATGGTGCCAAGGATGTGGATTTTCATCAAGATAGGCCTCAATGGCATTGCCAAAATCTTCGTAACTAATTCCTTGAATGGCAAGAAAATTAGCCAAGCCCAGCACGCCCAGGCCAATTTGCTTATCAATGGAAGCAGGAAGATATTCCCCAGTATCACCAACGCCAGTTTTTGCATGCAGCTCACAAAGCTGCATCATGCCTTCAACAAAAGCTCCCTGAATGTTGCCCAGCGTGCATGCGCCCAGATTAACGTGCTGAAGCAGACAAGTACCACGATGCGGAAGATAAACTTCCAAGCAGACATTGGCTCGGATGCGTTCTCCACGATTGTTGTAGCGGATTTTGTTGAGCCAGAGATCGCCAGAAGAGATGG